ACCAGGATTTGCAAGGGGTGCGAATCTCTTGAGCTTTTTTGCGGTTGCGAAAAAATATAAAGGGACTGGGGAAAAATGATCCCTCAAAGGCACAATAGGCGCAAATACGCTTCTGTCATAAATTTGGTCGTCACGCATGATGTCCAGGTGAAGGTTGTGGCCCAGAGATTTTCCATCCCGATCAAGTCCGTATACAACATATTGGCCAGGTATGAGACGGATTTCAGGGCTCAAGTGTCGCATGGAAGTGAGGATATCTGGGGAATTAAAATACTTGATTTAATAGCTTAATTAAGGCATATTCTTTATAGGCGGTGGACAAAAGGAGCGTCCATTGCCCGTTTTGTTTAACCCCATCGCCTCCCCCTCGGTCCCCCAAAAAGGACCGGGGGGGTCATTTTTTCACAGTTCGAGTCCCCGATGCCGGCAAAATTGAAACACGGTGTCATCGGAGCCCCGGGCGGTAAACGCAAAAACTCCGGTCGCAAACCTTCCGAGTTCATCGCCAAATGCCATAAGCTGTCCGAACACCCTGATTTCTTTAGGTGGGCGGATAGGGTTTTCAAGGGGGAGGACACGGAGGTGAAGATAATTGACGGTTTGCGCGTTACCGTCCCCGCCTCAGCAAACGAAAAAATCTATCTTTGGGAAAAAATTACGGCCTACTCCAAAGGTAAACCAAATCAAACGATCGAGCATTCGGGAGAAATAGGAATCGCCGGCCTCATCGCATCTTCGGCGGAAGATGTCCCTGAAAATGCCCAGTAGAATTGAGTCGCTTGCCGTCGCAAAAATCCGAAAATGGCGTCAGGATCCCGTTTTCTTCGTCCGTGACCAGTTCGGCATTGAGCCGGATGAGTGGCAAAAAGAAGTATTGATGGCTTTCGCAAATAAAAGCGTCCCCCGGATCGCCATGGAAGCGTGTGTCGGCCCGGGAAAGTCGTGCGTTGAGGCATGGATCGCATGGAATTTCCTCTGTTGCTACGGATCGAAGGGGGAACACCCAAAAGGCGCCGCTGTCTCCGTAACCGCAGACAACCTCAAAGATAACCTTTGGCCGGAAATCGCAAAGTGGCAGGGCCGATCGAAGTTCCTATCAAAAGCCTACACCTGGACAAAAGAGCGTATTTTCCTGAACGAACACCCGGAAACATGGTTTATATCCGCGCGCTCATTCTCCAAAACGGCGGATCCTGAAACCCAGGGGCGGACTCTTTCTGGTCTCCATTCAAAATACCTTCTTTACCTCATTGACGAATCAGGAGACATTCACCCGGCTGTCCTTCGGGCGGCAGAACAGGGGTTGTCGAATGTCTCGTTCGGAAAGATCGTCCAGGCCGGAAACCCAACAAGCCATGACGGCATGCTCTATTTGGCGGCAGTCTCACAGCGTGACAAGTGGTTCGTCGTTCGGATCACAGGTGACCCGGAAGACCCAAGGCGTTCCCCGCGTATCGACATTCAGTGGGCCGCCGATCAGATAAAACAATACGGAAGGGACAATCCGTGGGTTATGGCGTCAATCCTCGGGCAATTCCCTCCGTCCAGCATTAATTCCCTTCTCTCGATTCAGGACGTTGAAGATTCAATGCGCCGGGTCATTCGTGATGACGAAATTTCTGGATCGCAAAAGAGGCTCGGTGTCGATGTCGCCCGCTTTGGAGATGACCGAACTGTCATATTCCCGCGGCAAGGCCTTGTCGCCTTCAAATATGCCGACATGCGCAACGCCAACAGCTATGAGGTCGCCGCCCGTGTGGCAAAGGCAAAGAACCAGTGGGGATCTGAACAGGATTTCCTTGACGTGACTGGGGGATACGGGGGCGGCGTTGAAGATGCTCTAAAGATGGCTGGATTCAATCCATTCCCGGTCAATTTCGCCGGCAAGGCGGCAGACAGCCGTTATTTTAACCTCCGATCGGAAATGTGGTTTAGGATGGCAGAGTGGGTAAAGCGCGGGAGCCTTCCAAATATCCCGACACTGGCGCGTGAGCTTACTGCCCCGACCTATACGTTCGTTGGCGGGAAATTCCGCCTTGAGGAGAAGGATCAGATCAAAAAGCGCCTGGGCCACAGTCCAGACGCGGCGGACGCTCTTGCTTGCACATTCGCCCTTCCTGACATGCCGTCGGGCGAAGCCGCTATGCCTCAGTTTATTGGCAACAGATACGCCGCTGATTATGACCCTTTCGATGAAAAAAGGATGGCTCTCTCGTGATCCGCGTCGTTACTGCAACGGCTGGCGACCTTGAATGGATCGTTTCTCAGCTCCCTGAATTGGACAGGGAATTCAATGAAAAGATGGTCTTTTCGGGGGATAAAGAGGGGATAACTTTACGGATGTCTTTCCTGATTGAGGATGGCGTCGTTTTGGTCGCTTTTGACGGAGATGACAGGATAGGGTTCATCGCGGGGGCAAGAATATCCCACTTCTTCAATCCGAAGATCATCGTCCTGTCTCAGTTCCTTTGGTGGGTTATCCCGTCCCGGCGCGGTTCGCGGGCCGCACAGAAACTCCTCAGCGCTATGGTGTGCGTTGCGAAGGAAACATGTGACTGGATGGATGTCTATGTTATGAGGAATTGCCCCATTGAGAGCGAGTCAATGCGGAAATTCGGTTTTAAAGAGGCTGACAAGATGTTTCGATTGGAGGTTGGCTGATATGGGAAGCGGGACATTTGCGCATGATGTGCTTACTGGGGATCCATTTGCGTCACTTCGCCGTAAAGAGAAGAAGGCTACGGATGAGGCCCTGGCTGAACAAGAACGCTTGCAACAGGAACTCCTCGACGCTGAGAAAGAGAAAGTCAAAGGGGAAGAAAAGGCCGTTGCGAATACGGAAGCCCGGAAAAGGCAACGTCAGCGGTCAAGAGGGGCAAGCGGGAGGAGCGGGACCATCCTGACGTCTCCTCTCGGGGCGGTAGGGGAATTGGATCAGCCGCGCAATACGATTTTGGGGGGATAGGTGAAACAAGAATCCTTGCGGTCAAACATACTGAAATTAAAGGGTCAATTAGACTCGGATCGGTCCTCTTTTATCTCCCATTGGCGGGACCTTGGTGACTTTATTCTCCCCCGCCGCCCTCAGTTTAACCTTTCGGATGGGAACCGCGGGGACCGCCGGAGCCAAAAGATTATTGATTCGACCGCCACGATCGCGGCCAGGACACAGCGCGCCGGGATGATGGGTGGGATCACGAGCCCAGCGCGGCCTTGGTTCCAGTTGACCACGAACGATCCCGAATTGGCAGAGTTTGGCCGGGTGAAGGAATGGCTTCACGACACCACCCGTAGGATGGAAACAGTTTTCTTGCGGTCAAACCTCTACAAATGCCTCCCCGTTGTATACGGGGACATCGGCGTTTTTGGCACGAGCGTCCTGTTCGTTGAGGAAGATTTTGAAAATGTCGTTAGGTTTTACAACCTCCCGATCGGGTCGTATTGGATTTCTGCTGGCCAAACCGGAACGGTTAACACCCTCCTGAGAGAATTTCGCCTCACAGTTAAGCAGGTCGTTGAGAAATTCGGAATGACCCGCGGGGCAAGTGAAATCGATTGGTCACGGATAAGCCCAGAGGTCAAAGGCAAGTGGAACTCCGGTCAGAAAGAAGAATGGGTGAACATTTTACATATTGTCTGCCCGAATGACGATTACGACCCAAATAGGCTGGAATCCAAGTTTAAACGCATCAAATCGGCATATGTCGAGGGGTCGACTGATACGGAAATCCCCCTTCGGGAGGAAGGATACAACTTGTTCCCGGTTATGGCCCCGCGGTGGGAGGTGAGCGGAAATGATGTTTATGGAACGGACTGCCCTGGGATGGTCGCTCTCGGGGACATTAAGGCTCTCCAGGTTATGCAAAAACGGAAGTCTCAGGCCATCGAAAAGATGGTTAATCCGCCGATGGTCGGCCCCACGGCCCTCAAAAATGTTAAGGCGTCGATCCTTCCCTCGGACATCACCTATGTTGATGAGCGTGAAGGGATCAAGGGGTTTCGTCCTGCCCACGAGGTCAATCTCAATCTTTCCTACCTTACGGCGGATATCTCCGAACATCAGGAGAGGATAAACCGGGCTTTTTACGCCGACCTCTTCCTGATGCTCTCTCTTTCTGATAGGCGGGATATGACGGCCCGCGAGGTGGAGGCCCGCCACGAAGAGAAACTTTTGGTCCTCGGGCCTGTTTTGGAGCAATTAAATCAAGATTTGCTCGATCCGCTGATAGACAACACTTTTGACATTATGCTACGTCAGGGGCTTATTCCTACCCCGCCAGAAGAACTCCAGGGGGAAAAACTTAAAGTCCAGTATGTTTCCATCATGGCCCAGGCGCAAAAGCTATCCGGGATATCTTCCATCGAACGGTTCGCATCCTCCGTCACCAGGATGGCCTCAGAGACACAAAACCCCGCCCTGCTGGACAAAGTGGACATGGATCAACTAATCGACGAATACGGCTCAATTCTGAGCGTTCCGCCGCGTGTCATTCGGACGGATGAGGCAGTTGAGCAGATCCGGGAATCCCGGGCGGAACAACAAAAGGCCCAGGTCCAGTCCGAAGACGCCGTAAGAACGGCGTCAGCCGTGAAGAGCCTTTCAGAAACCGACATAAACAAAGACAGTGCCTTGCGTGAGATGCTTGCCCGGTCCCGCGCGGGGGACCTTGTTGAAAGGGGCGGATGATGGTGAATCTGGCGGACGGCTCATATCTTGGGCGGTTGGATAAGGCCTTAAAGCGTCGCCGGGACCAGGAACTGAATGATATCCGCGCCGTGATGGCGAATGAAAGCGGACGGCGGTTCGTTTGGCGTCTCCTTGAAAAAGCAAAGGTGTTCGGCTCAGTGTGGCATCCGAGTGCGCTGATCCATTATAACGCTGGGCAACAGGATTTCGGCCATTTCATCATGTCGGAGATAACGGAGTCCAGCGAAGAGGCTTTTGTTCAGATGATGAAAGAGAACAAAAAGGATCCATTCGAAGAGGCGATTCTTACCAAATCGGTAAAAGAAAAAGAACAAGAAAGCAG